TATTGTACTGCATAATAAGGTGAGGGTAGAGACTATTAAGGTCAAAAGACACAACCCAATCATACTTTCCAGGAATCGGTTCCTTGACGTAGGCTCCTGCATACTTCTCATCCTTTTCGGATCTTTCTTTGGGAGGAATAACAATGTCTTTCCTCTTTAGATAGTTATAAATGATGCAGTCCCAAAGTCGCACTTGGTAAAAAATATCTTGATAATTCACCTTGGCATCATAAGCCATAGTCAACGCAAGTTCAATCAACTTGAGTTTGTCCTCAAGTCGGTCTACCAGTTCCACGTCAACGATGTTGTACTCAACAAACTTCTGCCAACCATGAGTATAGAAATCCTTAAAGGTATCAAACTCAGAGTGATCTAGTTTCTGTTGTCCCAGTTCCTGTTGTGCAATGTAGTCCAGTCGGAAGGACTCTTGGTTAGGAGTGCCAGGAGACCACCGATACAGGCGCATGTAGTCCAAGATGGCTACACCACCCACATCCACACAGAAGTTCTTACGACCCTGCACAAAGACCTCCTGCTGCGTCACCAGACCCCATGGAGACAGACGGCGCATCAGTTTCTCCCCTAGGACACGGTTCAGGCGTCCTGCAAGGTACGGAAGGTCAAAGAACTCACAGTTCCAGCCGGTCACCACATCAGGGGTGTTCTCGATCCACCACTGAATCCATGCACTCAACATCGAATACTCATCAGAGAACTGACGATAGTCAACGTTCTCCTGTTTGTTGTTGAATGGACCAACTCCCCAGGTGATGATCTGTTTAGTATTGAAGTCCTGAATGGTAATCAACAATACTTCTTCCGAAGTAGATTCCACATCGGGGAATCCATACTCAGCTTTCGTCTCAATGTCAATCGTGATCAGATTGATCTTTGAGATATCAAACTCAATATGTTCCTCTGGATAGTTGTCAGAGATGTATTGATAGATAAAACGTTCAAATCCATAAATGTTGAAACCATCCACGTTATCGTACTTCTTCATGAAGTCACGGGTTTCGCGGATGGTTCCAGGATGAACTGGTTCTACGGGATCACCTTCTAACGTGCGATACTTTGACCTCTTGTTCTTTGCGGTAACAAAGAGAGTGGGATTGAAAACTTCACGGTTCATGTACCGTTTACCATTTTCATAACCACGGACCAGCATTTGGTCCCCAACCATTTGAACGTTAGTATAAAATCGCATCAGGTGACTTTCAGGTACTCATCTTTTAGTTTCTCACTTGGCTCAACCATGGTGAGAATGTCGTCAGACCTCAACAGTATAACATCCTGTGGGGAAAAATCCAACCACGGACTGATGTCTAGTGATGATTGGTTAACAAGATATGGTTTTACCAGTTTGCAATCTGGTTCACCAATATCAGCAGCTACTTCAACAACCTCAGCCAGTAACAACAGATTGTTCTTCAAGTACAGACATTGTACGTTCTTTTGCATTTAACTGTTCCTCATAGGATGACTTCAATTTCTCAAGTGGCTCTGCAATAGTTACAACCCAATCCGCAGGAATTTGGAATTGTTTGTCCTCGGAGAATGGTTGCCACTTTTCAAAGTTTACACTGATCTTTTCACCTTCCTCCTCATTCAAAGGAACCATTTTTGATAGACTCAAAACTCTTGGTTCTGCGAGGAGGAATCCAACAATCTTCTCTTTTCCATCTTCTTCCAGAACAAGCTCTTTCACATCAGCGATGACTTCTTCCAGAGATTTAAGAACAACTAATTTTACAGACATCTTTTTCTCCAAATTATAAAAGGGGTTACCCGAAAAGGCAACCCCACTGCATGGCACGCAGGTATGATTATTTAGAGGTAATCCTTACGAGCGTGATGTTCTGGAACTATTTTTCCCAAGACGATTCTGAGGAGTCCATCTTCGAAGGTGACTTCCCGTACTTCTGTGTCGTCGGATAGAGTCCACGCTCGTTTAAAACTTCTGCTAGCCACTCCCTTGTGGATAAACGTCCTCTCCGACTCGGTGTCCACTTTTTGCCCTTCGACAAAAAGCTTTCCATATTCCGTGAAAACATTTACTTCTCCTTTCTTAAATCCAGCTAATGCGATTTCTAGATGCGATTCAACATTATTTACCTGAACAAGATTATAAGGCGGGTAATTTGTTGTAGTTTCATGAAGATTGAACAGACGATCAAAATATTCATCCATTCCAATACTGTTCTTATTGATCTTCTCCATCAATGCAGGAAGATCCGCAGCGGTATAACGCATGAGGTTCATTATTGTAGCTCCTTGTAAAAGCGAGTTTGTGTTGTGTGGACCCTTACGGCATCCAATACTAATTATACAAGAAGACATAAAAAAGGGGGTGTTGGTAACCCCCCATAAAGTAGCGTATATTCCGTATGTATAGAGTCGCGCACGAAATGGCGACGTTTTATTTATACGGTTTCTTCGGTTTTTTTCTTCTTACCGATGTTGTACTTGGTCTCTAGAGCCCACTCATTCTTCTCTTTGTAAGAGAGAACTTTGATTTGATTCAATGGTGCAACTTCAGCTACCGTTTCCTCCTTCACAACATCAATCAATCCCCAATCACAAAGGAGTTGGGTGATACGATTACGACGTTGTACATCATTCACTGTTAGATTGGCTTTCTTACCATCGAGGGCAAAGAGTTCCTTGAAGTGAACGATGTAATACTTACCCTGTTTGTGCAGGATGTGACATGACTGGTAGAGTTTTTTCTCCTTTCTGGATGCAACCCCAATTCGGGTCAAGGTCTCACGCACCTTGAGAAAATCATCGGGTTCTCTCAAAGTCACTTCTACCATTTTATCAGGAGACCAACGAACCTCAGGTTCCGCGATACTCATTTTTTTCCTCCAGTATCAAGTTTAGATCTAATAAATGCAAGTTGTTCAGGAGATAAAATACGGAGGGCTTGTTGTGCCTTTTCATTACTATAACCATAGTAAGATTTAACTACATCAAGATCCTTGACTTTATCCTTTCGGAGCCAGGGAGAAAATCTCTTCCTTTTCCTCACACTATTTAGATAAAAGTCATATTGGAGTTTTTTATCCAAGAAGTGAGCCATATTCATTTCATTGGCATACAAGACAGTATCCAGGTGACCAGACATGCACTTGTTAATAATAAAAGGAGGGTACTCTTTTACAAGAGATGGATCCTCCTCAATCAAATCATTTTTGTTCTGATTGATCGAATTCAGCCAGTCTTTCAACTCCATACAAATTTCTTGTAGTATTGGTGTGCATAATATTCACGGTGTCCCTTGATACCCCAACCAAGCCAGTAGTATGCAGGAACCATGTATTGATGGATGGGACGACCCATTCCCTGAAACTCAGGAAGAACTTTACGAAAACTGTGTTCGTTGATCATGTAACGAGTTTGACCTTCAATTGATGAGGGATCACACCCATACTTTTTACAGAACTTACCCAGACCTGAGTATCGTTTCTGAGTAGTCCACTGAATCAGACCATAGCCACCACGATGGCAACGGTTGTAAGGAACTCTGGCACCACCCTCGCAGATGTTTGCATGGAAGTTACTTTCGGATTTGATGTTCCCCATGATCGTTGCAAGTGCATTACGATCACCAATATTGGCTCTCGTCTGAAGTTGTCCAAGAACGTACTTCTCGTTCTTATTGCAAGTCGGACAATTCCAAGACTTACTGACCACCTCTATGGGCACAACTGCTGGTGGTGGTGTTGGTTGAGAAAAGAAAAACAAATTACTTAATAGAACTCGGCATCCGTTCTGAGACTTAACCTCTATACGGCTCTATAGATCATCGAATAATATCGATATCCATATCTTTGGTCCAAACCTCAAGTTCAGTACGGAGATTACCTTCTGTCTTGAGTTTTGTATAACGTTTGGAAGCCATCTTTTTCCATTTGTCAACCACGGCTTCCATGTAGAACTTATCAAAGTTCTGTGGGTTTTCGATTAGTTGAGTTTCCTCACCACGGAGAACCTCACGAACATTTGCAAATCCATAATCAGAGAAGTAAGTACGTTTCTTCTCAGTCAGTGCGGTTGCATTTGCAATCGCAGTTGTGAACTCCGCAACCTTTTGAGAAGGTAAGCTCTTCTTGATGATTGCGATCATCCTTTGTTGAGTCTTGAGTTTGCGACTGGATGCGTCGGCCTTGACCAACGACTCCCCGTTGTTCCTCTCGATAAACCATTTGTTCAGATCCTTGAAAATGTGATCATGAAGAAGTGGTGTGAAGTTACTATCAGTGAGACCTTTGTATCTCATGATAGGTTTCAGACCATCATACTGAGACGCACTCTTGGTAGAACCATAGAGGGATGTGGTTTCAAAATGACAAATGTTTGCATCATATTTATTGTTCAGAATCTCCCTTACCTCATGCGTACAACAAAGCATCGCAAGCAACTTACCACCCAGGTAGTTGTATCCAAAAGGCTGAGTGGGAACGATAATGAACCCCATGATCGCATGTCGGTTGAAGATACCCAGATCTGGAGTCTGACCAAGCCACTCATTGCGAGGTCTAGAATTGATTGTGGGAGAACCAAAGCGACAGAAACCAAGGATCGTATTGGTGTTCTTCTCCACGACCATCCATTTGAGAGACTTACCAGGAACGGAGTCTTCGATGGCATGGGACGTAGTGATCTGTAGTTTCTCGTTGAACTCCTTGAGAGATCGGATACCAGAAACCTTTCCACTTGTCTTCTTCAAATCTACAGCTTCATAACATGCAATATCCATATCTTCTGGATGCATGTCGAATGCAGTGAACATACCATGAGTATCCTCTTCCTCATAGAATTGAGACAGAGGGCTGCGATTGAGGACTCTCTCAATCTTTACATTACGAAGATATTCATCAATACGATCCATGTTGGAAAAGTAGTTGATGAATTTGTCTGCGGCATACACCGCATCACTTTCACTTAGAATCATTTTTTAGTAAGTCCAATCCTTGATAACATCTACCAATAAGTTCGTGATCCAAGAATGTATAGACTAGGACCACTCTCCTACCAGAAGAAGGTGGTTTGTGACAGTGTTCACCTTCCATGATTATAACATCATCTTCCTTGGCTAGGAAACTTTCACCCTCACAAACAGTATCCCCACCACTGGGATCTGTCAAGTAAACCAACATGTTTTTATGTGGATACTTGTGATCGTGGTGAGGAACACTATATTTCATCGATTGTGTTGGATGAACGGCATTTGCATTCATCCTGTAGATTACATACGGTTCAATTTCATTTGCGCGGGTGATCTCCAAAAACAGTTGTTGAGCCTGTTCAATATAGGCTGAGTTTGTCTTGGGATAAAATCGGTCTTCAAAAGCCGATCTCATTAAGAATGAGTGACTGTAGTGACCTAGGTTCTCATGGTGTTCTTTCTCATAACCAGGTGTTGATTCATCAAGCCAGTGCCAACCGAAATGAGGACCAAGGATAAAGTCTTTGAAATATTTGTAGAAGTCTGTTTTTGGATTATATAGTTTCTGTATCATTTGAAATTGCACTCAACCATAATCTCAGTCAACGCCGCCAAAAGATTAATTTCTTGATCGGCAACGAAGGCAATCTGATACTGGTATTTAGCAATAATAAGAACAGCGGCAGCAATAGAAGGACCTTCAACGGCTGTGTAAAGAGCATCGTAAACACGGCGCAGAAGAACACTAGGGTCATTATCGAGGTTATTGACAACCCATTTACGAACTTCAGCGAAGTCCTTTTCTTTGAGACTTTTAATGAGATCATTTACTTTAACATCAGAGAACTCTGCAAGAATAGAACTGTCAATCGTACCACTGACAGAGTAACGTTGCAGTTCGTTGAGAACACGTCTCCAGTCGGGGAAGTGTTTATTGATCAGTTCCGCAATAACTTTCTGATCATATGTAACACTTTCAGCATCCAGAATGGTGCAAACCCTTTTG